AGGCGTGCCGAAAGGTCAGCGGGTAACTCTATTGAGACAATTGTCACCTGTCCGGCATCAAGGCATGTCGAGATGATGGCTGCAACTCTGGCAGCAGGGCAGGAATACCCTATGTTCACAGAAGACCCGAAGCACTGCGCCGCTACGCTTTATTCTGTCCTGGAATCGCTTTGGAAGGCGCGGCAAACCCAAGCCCGAAAAGAAAAGCCGGGAGTGGGGTAGATTTGAATTTATGAAAGCGAACACATCACACTCAATCCATTGGGTCCGGCATGAATTTGAGTATGGATACACATGCTCTGAATGTGGATACCATGGGCGAACCCAAATCGGGCGAGATGTCCACAACCGCAATTCATGGCCGGAAAGATGCGTGGATTGGAAGCGGTTCTTTAATGCCGCTTTGACAACCCCGAACCAACAAGCCGGGAGGCGGTAGATTATGAAGATTCTATTTCTTGATGTTGATGGCGTGCTAAACCGGTGCGGCTTGTCCGGTCAGGGGCTGGAGGAGGATAAGCTTGATCTACTCAAGCATATCACTGAAGCAACTGGTTGCGAAATCGTAGTGTCATCCACATGGCGAATGTTCGGGCATCGGATGGATCAACTGCGTCGGGCGCTATACTGGCGCGGAATCCCCGACCCAATAGGGACAACCCCGGTCCACCCAAGGACTTCAGGAACGCTCTATATTGCGGACACGAGAGGGAAAGAGATAAAGGCATGGATGAGGGATAGTGAGGAGCAGCCAGAGGTATTTGTGATTCTGGATGATGACGCCGACATGGGCGGGCTTCTGTCTCACTTGGTTAAAACCGAATCCTTCACAGGGTTAACGCCTGAAATCGCCCAGGAAGTAATTCAGCGGCTCAACTCCCAAATAATCCCAAAACTTAGTTGACGGCGGGAAAGTTTAGGGTAAGGTAGCCACATGAACGCAAACTTTTCAATTACTCCAGCCGCAGCCAAGTTCCTCAAGATGACTGTTGAGCAGGCGATGTCAGATGAGCGCCGCACAAGCATCCTCGCCGGGAACACGTTGAGAATGCTGGGCTACCAACGCAAATACAACCATGCGGCTTGGGACCGTGGGATGCGCTGGTTTAGTCCATCAGGAGAAATCCACAACGCCACGAACGTGACTGTTTTAATCTATGCAGCCGCAAAATAACCAACCCAAAAAACGAGGCCCCATTTTATGAAAGCGAAGCAAATAGAGCAGCCCTACGAAATTCAGGCTGGCGACATCTGGTATTTTCAGACCTTTCTAAGCCACTCCGGAGCCGTGGGAGGGCAGCATATCCACAAGGATGAGGTCTGCCGCAGGTTGGAGGAGCAAGCTGGCCCAGGCGAGCTTATCCAAATCAACGATTTGTGGCACTGGAAATTAACCGCCCCAACCGCATGACACCAAAGAAAAGAGGCCCCAAACCCGGCACAGGAGGACGCCCCAAAGGATCAGGCAAACTCGGCAAGGTCAAGCTCACTTGCTTGGTTAAACCTGAAACCAGGGAGAAGCTGGGCGAACTGCCTGGCGCTACTCTGGACCTTTGGGCTAAAACCAGAAAGAAACCATGAAGAAATCAGACATCATCGCCGGTCTTGTCGCCTGCCGGAATATTCTGAGCGAGCCGGATGACCTTGGGATACATAACCGGATCAGAAAGGACTTTGCCGCGCACTGCCGTTATTTGGCAGAATGGGAGATTGCAGCATATGACCGGAAGCGGGGTAAAAAGAAAGGAGCCAAATGAGCGCAGAAACTATTAATGCCGCAGGTACTTGGGAGATGAAAAACCGCCTGTGCGCTGCCATGGAGGAGGTTGCTGATTGCTACCGGGATTGGCTTCATGGAATCGCTGGCCATTCTGAACTAAGGGAGGACTTAGACCGACTGGAAACGGTTCTTTGGACCATCAGGAAAGATCCGAAATTTCAACACGAACAATCCAAATGAGCGCAGAACAACCATCAGCCGGGCCGCAGGATTGCCTCACTTGCGGAAAGGCGACAGATATCAAGGTCGGCAACCGTCCAACTTGTTACGCCTGCCTGTCTAAGACTATGGATGAAATACGCAGGCATCAATGCGATGGACCATCAGCCGGGGCCGTCAGGGCTGCGGAGATTATCCGAGCACTCCTAGCCTGGAGGGAGGTTAATCCCGACACAGAGGAAAGAACAAATGCGGAATTAGCCGAGGTAATGGCCGCAATCATCGACCGCGAGACCGGCGCGGGGGAGTTGTGGGCCGCACTGCGATACATCACGACTTTCCCGGATGCAATCAAAGCTAAACAGGAGGCCAATGCTGCCTTGGCTAAGTATGCCTGCTACGACAGGGTAAGCCCGGGAACTGCTCGCTAGATTTAAGGTATGAACAAAGAATCCAAACAAGAACAAAACCGCAGAGCCTACGCCAAGAATTGCAGGCCAAAACGCAGGAAGTCGGCAGCAGGGGAACCCAAGGAGCCGGTTCAGTTCCAAATCCTGAAGCCTCGGGATTGGGTGGAATCCAAGGAGGATGAGGCGGAAGTGCGCCGGATTCTAAATCCTTGAATTCAGTGCTGACTCGATCCATAGTAAGGCACACACTATGCTTTCCGGACCGCATCAGAAGTTTGCCGAGGGGATTGTTTCAGGGCTGAATGCCCTGGAGGCATATCAAGCAGCTTACCCTAAAGCGGCCTATGACTCTGCAAGGACACGAGGGCCAGGTTTGTTTGCAAATGCTGCCATCATGGAGGAAATCTCACGAATGAGAAAAGAGGCCGAAAAGCAATCAACCTCAGCAGTTCTGACGCTGGCAGAGAAGTTTGATTTTCTCGCCAGTGTGGTGCGGACTCCAGTAGGGGATTTGGATCGAGATTCCCAACTAGCGCAGGAGTGGACGGAGGAAACCAACGCTTTTGGCGGGAAAACCAAGGTCAAGATGCCCTGTAAACTGAGGGCGTTGGAACTTCACGCCAAACTTGCCGGGGAGTTGAGCGAGAAAAATCAGCCTGACACCGGAATCACCATCAACGTGATTATCGGAGCGTGAGTAAACCGCAGCAAATCACCCTGACGATTGTCCCAAGGCCGCATTTCCGCGAGTATCTGACGCGCTCACAGCGTTTTGCCTGTATTGTGGCGCACCGGAGAGCCGGAAAGACTTACGCCTGCATTCAGGACCTGCTGGCGCGTGCTCTGACCCATAAGCGCCCCGGCCCTGCTCTGCGGTACGGCTACATTGCGCCGACAAGGGACCAGGCGAAGGATATTGTTTGGGGATACCTCACGGCATTTTGCGAGAAAATACCCCAGGTTGTGTTCAATAAGGCTGATTTGAGCCTCACGCTGCCCAATGGGGCGATGATCCGGCTTTACTCCGGCGACAGCTACGACCGGATGCGCGGGCTGTACTTTGACGGGGTTGTTATTGATGAACCTGCCGACATTGACCCGGAAGCATGGCCTTTCGTGGTGCGCCCGTGTCTTTCGGATTACGCCGGGTGGGCTACGTTCATCGGTACTCCGAAGGGACAGGATGCCTTTTACGACATTTGGAAGGATTCTGTTGGCCAGGCTGAATGGTTCTCTCTGGTGCTGCGGGCTACGGATTCGGGGATTATTCCCGCCGCTGAATTGGTATCACTCCGGGCCGGAATGCCTGATTATGCCTACAGGCAGGAGTATGAATGCGACTTTACCGCCCCAATACCGGGCGCGATTTACGCCGCTGTGATGGACAAGGCGAGGGAAGAGAACAGGATTGGAGTCATGCAGCCTGATCCGAATTACCTTGTGCATACCCTGTGGGATTTGGGGGCGCCAAGGCAAACCGTCTGCTGGTATTTCCAGATTCTAGGCCGCACGGCCCGCTTTGTGGATGTGGACATGGACAGCGATGAAACGATTCTCCAACGGGTCGGGAGAATGCGGAACAATGGCTACCTCTACGGATCTCATTTCTTCCCGCATGATGCACTCCAGACCGAGAGAAGCGGTAAAACGCTGGCTTCGGAGTTTGCTGCTGCGTGGTTGAGTCAGAACGTCGAGACAGTGACAAAGGCTGATGAACACAGGGCAAACATGAAGTTCATCCCGCGGACTCATGATATTTGGGTTGGCATCAACCGGGCCATTCAGCTTTTCCCTGTGATGGAATTCAGGGAGCCGCAGTGTTCTGAGGCTCTGGCGCTCCTGGGACGCTACAGGACGCGTCCAGACAGAGAGGGGGCCAATGCTACAAGGGAACCAATTCACGACCGTTCCAGCCACGTTGCCGACCCAATACGCTATTTTGCAGAGGCTGAACTAGCTGGGATGATCCCGTTCAAAGCGCCAACACCTCAGCCTGAATGGACTTACATGAGGGAGAAGCGGAAGGGAATCAAGGCCGTCAGAGTGGGCGGATAGCCCACGGGATCGAGTCAGCACGATTTTTATTGACATTCCATAATCCTAAAGCAAACTGCCCCCGGATCGAGTTGCGGCCCGAAAGGATTACCCGCTCCTCCTTCGCTACCATTACGCGCCCAGGGTGTTCCTGACTAGCCGGAAGCGAAACTGCACAGACTATGAACTTGGTAGGGTTCTTGTCAGCACTTTCAAAACTTCCGCCTTATGGCAACTGACTCCGTACCCGCGCACTTCACGACTGAATACAACAACAACTGGATCGCCCGCACTCAACAGCGCAAGTCCCGGTTGAATGAGTTCATCAACATCATCGAATTCCAGGGAGAGCGGAAACGCTTCGACCGGGTTGGTGCTTCACAGAGCCGCCGCCGCACTGAACGCGCTGCTCCTACTCCGGTTTCCAATGCCTCCAGCGATTCCCGCTGGGCATATCGGGAAATGTTCGAGATCCCGGCCCGCATTCTGGACGAGGACGACGCTCAAAACCTGGGCGTTCTGACTCTGCCAACCAGCCGATACATTCAGGACGATGCCGCGATGTATAACCGCGACATTGATGACCTTGCCTGTTCGCTGGCTTTGGCTGATGCGAAGATTGGTGAAGCTGGAACTACCACGTTCGCCCTCCCTGCCGCACAGAAGATTGTTCACGGCGGAACCGGCCTGAATCTGGCTAAACTCCTGAGCGCCAATGAAATCCGCCTTGCTGCGGAAATGGATGATACTCCATGGGTTCTGGTTGTTTCCAAGCAACAGATTACCAACCTGCTCAACACTACCGAAATCAAGAGCGCCGACTACAACACGGTCAAGGCTCTGGCTTCCGGTCAGGTAAACAGCTTCATGGGCTTCCAGTTCATCATCAACAACCGGCTCGGGAAAGTCTCCACTACCCGCACCTGCGTTGCCTGGGCCAAGGGGGCTATCGACATGATCCGGGGCAGCATGACAAGCCGAATCGACAAGCGGCCTGATCTGTCCTACGCGACCCAAATCTACTCCAAGTACAACCTTGGGGGCGTCCGGGTCCATGACGAGGCGGTTATCTCCATCGAGTGTACTGAAACCTAATTCAACCCTTCTTCACTTCTACTCTCCAATCATATGGCTGAATTTAATTCCACGGTTTACACCGCACAAAAGGCGACCCGGGCCAACCCTTCCCGGCTTGCTACTCAAAACAGCGCATCTGGCACGATCCAGGTCGCCAAGATCCCCTACACGCTGGCTGCAACTGAGGTTGCCAACGATACTATCAACCTGTGCGTTCTGCCTGCCGGGGCCATCCCGCTTCCTGAACTGTCCAGCGTGGTTTGTTCGGCTGACCCCGGAACTACGCTGACGCTGGATATTGGCAACGCTGACAACCCGGATGGCTGGGCTGATGGCATTGTGCTTTCTGCCGGTGGTCAGGTGGCTTGCACCAACACTGCAATCCCCGCTTGGGTGGCTGATACCCCTATCGTCACCGATTCCGGGTTTGCCACTGCCGGTAGCGCGGTGATTTACGCCACGGTCGCCAGCGCCAACACGCTGACCGCCTCCGTCGTGCTCTACTTCAACCTGGCTTACAAGCTGGCGAAATAATTGGTTCATGGTGTGGGGCCGGGGTGGTGAAAACTGCCCCGGCCTTTTTCCCGTAAGGATATGAGCACGACCGTAACCAACATCTGCAACCGGGCTTTAGGCCGTCTCGGGGATACTCAAATCCTTGATATTAACGACGCTGGCACTGCCGCGAGGGCTTGCCAGCTTCATTTCGAGGGAACACGCGACGAGGTATTGAGGGCGCATCGGTGGAACTTTGCCACAACCCGCACGATCCTTGCGCAGAATATCACAGCGCCCCTCTTTGGCTGGGATTACTCCTATACTCTGCCAGTTGATTTCATCCGCGCTCTTGAGGTGAACGAGACGGAAGACGGGGAAGGGAATCCCTGGGCGTGTGAGGGAGGGAATCTGATGACCGATTCCGAATCCGTGAACCTGGTCTATATCCGGCGCGAAACGGAAGTGGTGAAATGGGACACGCTCTTTCAGGAGGCAATGACTCTGAAGCTGGCAATGAAGCTGGCAACGGTTCTGCGCGGTTCATCTTCACAGGTGGCTGAACTCGGAGAGGAATACACCAGACTGACGGCGGGCCTGGCCAAACGCGTTGACGCCAACGAAGGGCGCGACCGCATACCCCTTTGGCCCACCCGTTCACAGTTTGTTGCGGCGCGTTTCAGCGGGGCTTAAACCATGGCAATTCATCACTTCCAAACTTCATTCAATGCGGGGGAACTGACGCCACAGCTTGACGCCCGTGTAGGAGTCGAGAAGTACACAAACGGGTGCAGGCGGCTGAAGAACTTCCTTGTCTCTGTTCACGGACCGGCAACCAAACGGCCTGGACTGGAGAACATCGGGGCAGCCTATACCGACACCACTCCCGCGAGGCTGATCGGGCTGAACTTCTCCGCGACAACCAGCTTCGTTGTGGAGATTACCACGACCAAATTTCGCTTTTGGACGAATGGCGTGCTTGTGGCCTTTACGCTGGATCATCCTTATTCAGATACGGATTACCAGGACGTACAGGCCGCGCAGGTGAATGATGTAATTTACCTGACGCACCCCAATTACAATCCACGGATTCTGGAGCGGTATGGGAACGCCGACTGGAGACTGAGGGAGATTCATCAACCGGCTACGGGATGGACTCCGCCCGCTGCCGCTACTCCGCCAACGGGGAATTGTGTGCTGGAGCGATGGATTACCGGCCCGCTACTGGTGACAACGCTGGTTCTGGCTGATGCGGTATGCGCTCAATACCCGCCCAATCAGGTAATTCCCATGTCCGGGGCACCCATCGGAACGTTGGGCAACTGGTCGGCATCCATTCAGCGGGTCAGGGGATGGTTTGTGCCACGCACCACAGGTACTTATAAATTCCGGGCCATCAATATTGATGACATGGCAAGGGTGCGGTTCAACTCTACCGCCTACGGGGGAGAATCCGGAGCCGTTACCATCATCGAGGCTTCTATCAACCAGACCGTAGATAGCCCTGACTACTCACTGGTTGCCGGTTCCGCCTACTGGATCGAGTTTCTTCACAATGACATGGCGCAGCCCTCAGTTGGGCGATTCAATTACTTCATTGGCGGGGTGGATCAGGGGTATGTCACGGCAACCTCACTGGCGGCTCAACTCAATACCCCAACCGGCACAACGCTGGACGGATGGCCCGCGCTCTTGGATGAGAACACCGACGCACGCACGATCACGCCAAGCGGAACGAGCGGGAGCATTACCCTCACTGGTTCCGCTGCCATTTGGGAGGCTGGGCATGTCGGGGCTTGGTGGCAGATTTCACATGCAAGAGAAGGCGCGTACGCCGAAATCATCCCAGGAACTACAATTTCAGCAGGCACAAGCGCGACCACGCTCCGGGCGATTGGGCGCGTGACTGTTTACACCTACGGGACGTGGACGGCGACGATCTACCTTGAGGAATTAAACCCTGATGGAACCACATGGAGGGTAATGAGGACATGGAGGAGCGTAAATGATCGCAATGTGGTTGAAACGATCACGCTTGAGGGGGAATCAATCCTTCGCCTTCGGACCACAACCGGAACCAGTGTTGCTGCCAGCGGGGCAAATCCAGACGCCCGCTTCATGGTCGAAGCAGGAGACGCCAGAGTTTACGGTCTTGTCCGCATTACCGGCTTCACTTCCTCAACCTCTGTCACGGCCACGGTTTACAAGGTGCTCCACGCGGCCACTGCAACCCCGCTCTGGACAGAAGGAGCATGGTCGGCGGTTCAGGGATACCCGCGCACGGTTTGTCTGCACCAGCAGCGGACCCAATGGGGAGGCACACTGAAACGCCCGCAATCCATATGGGGCAGCGTCACAGGGGACTTTGAGAACTTCCGCCGCTCTACCTTTGATGATGGATCTTACCTTTATCAGATTGCCTCTGAGAACTCGTTCCTGATTCAGTGGATGCTGAGTCAGGGGGATTTGCTGATTGGCACCAGTCTGGATGAATGGATTGCATCCGCTCCGGAGAATGCGCCAATCACGCCGGTCAACCTGTCATTCCGCAGACAATCCGCGATTGGGAGCGAGTACAAGCAAGCCGTCCTGATCCGGGAAACCGTGGTCTTTGTGCAGCGCAACGCCATTGCCCTTTCCCGCATGATCTACCGGGAGAATGGACGATATGGAGCGAGTGAAATCACCATTCTCGCCAGCCATCTATTCCGGGGCGTCATTCGCCAAATGGCCTGGCAGGCGCAACCTTCCTCTGTGCTTTGGGTGGTTTTGCAGAACGGAAGCCTTGTCGGGCTGACCTATGAGGAGGATCAGAACGTGTTCGCCTGCCATGAACATACCACGGACGGGCTATTTAAATCCGTGTCAGTGATTCACGGGCCGCAGGGCGATGAGGTATGGGTTTGCGTGCTCCGGGGCACTGCCTACCGCATCGAACGGTTTGAGCCGCGCACGCTCTTTGCTGGGGCTGTGGGCGATACTACGGCGCGACGGTGCTATGTGGATGCAGCGGTTTTGAAGGAATCAGCCACGGCTTTCACTTCCGTTACAGGGCTGGCTCACTTGAATGGCAAAACGGTCAAAGTCTTCGCAGACGGGGCAGAAAGGGCGGATGCGACCGTAAGCGGCGGGGCTATCACTCTTTCAGAGGAAGCCAACGTGGTTTGCGTGGGGCTGGGTTATACTTCGGAACTCCAGCCCATGAAGCTGGAAGCGCAGATGCAGAATGGGACCGCACAGGGCCGGAGGTTCAAGGTTTGCGGGGTGGTGCTCCGGCTGCTGGATTCCCTGGGGGGCAAGGTAGCCGCCAACATCGGAGGGCGCGAGGAGGTGATTGAATACCGGTCGGTTGAAACCCCGATGGATGCTGCACCGCCTATTTTCTCCGGGGATAAGGAACTTTCCCTGTCGTCCACCCATGGGAATTCCGTGGATGTGATTGTGACCCATTCGGAACCGCTGCCGTTTACTTTGGCCGGGCTGGTGGTCAAGGTTGATATTTACGAAAATTGATGGTAAAACGTGCTGACTCGATCCCATGACCGTCCAGCCCTACAATAAAGAAGCACACGAGGGGCTTGTGTCGTCCTGGTGGGAACAGCACACCGGACGGCGCTTTCAGCCTGCTCTACTGCCTCCTGTGGGCATTGTGGGCGAAGACAGGCACGGACCGGCTTGTGCGTGCTGGCTGCACCTTTCCGCAGGCGTAGGCGTGGCATTCATGGAAAACCCCGTGACCCGCCCCGGAATGGGCATCAAGGCTGCAAAGTCAGCCCTGACTACGGTTTTCACAGCCTTGGAAGTCATCGCTCTTACCCATGATTACGGGGTGATTATGGTTCATCCCGTCGCATCGGGGCAAAAGTTCATGGAATCCCTGAACTACGTTTTCGAGATCCCGAAATACGTCACTGGCTCAAAAGTTCTCCGATGATATGACCGCCGCAACCTTCGCTATTATTGGAACTGTCGCCTCCGTTGTGGGCGGGGGTATTGCTGCGTATTCCTCCTACCAGGCAGGCAAGACAAACCAGGCTATTTCATCGTTTAACGCGATGAATCAGGAGAAGAATGCGAAAATGCAACTCATGGCCATGCAAACGCAGGCCAATCTACAGAAGCAGGCGGCAGAAGCGCAGTACGCCCTGAGAGCACAGGAGGCACAGGCGAGGTTCAATAATGCAACCAGCATAGAGAATCAGGCGCTCGGGCAGGATCGCATAAACCGGGTGAATCTTGGCAAACGCCGGGAGGAAATGGAGAGGCAGGCGGCATCAGCCCGTGCATCCATTGCGGCATCCGGGGCTGTGGAATCTTCCGGCACTCCTTTGGATATTCTGGCGGAGACTGCCGCAACCATTCAACGGGATCAGGAAGAGCAGCACTATGAGGGGGAATTGAACCGGATTTCCATGTTGAGGGAAGCTCAAATGGAACGGCTGGGCGGTTCTCTGGCATTGGCTGGGGCGACTCTGGACAAGAATTCAGAGGTCGCTGCCGCTGGCCTTAACCGGTCGGCGGGGCGTGCTTCCTATCTATCCAGCATGAGAGAGGCAAGCTTGACCCGGTTGAGCGGTAAATCTGCGGCACGGTCCGGAGCAATTCAGGCCGGGGCTACTCTGTTCTCAACCATTAGCGGGGCTGCTTCCGGATACCATACTTACAAGACTTCCTGACATGCCAATCATCCCATTACTCCGCAAACCCGGCCCGATTGGTCCCGCTCCCCGCGCCGTGCTGGATACGGAGCGGAGGCCGAATGTCGATAACCGCGCCGTTTCCCAGGCGGTCGGCAATCTGGCGGATGCGTCTAAAATCAAGGACGTTGACCCGAGGATCTACACTGACCCGATTCAATCCATGGGAGCAGTGGGCGAGGCGGTTTCCCGTGGGGGCAATATCCTGACGGGGCTGGCCATCAAGCAGGCGGAAGCACAGACGGATATTCAGGTTGCCGAGGCTGACCAAGCCATGCAGGATGCTTTCAATAAACACGCTGAGTTTCGTATCAAAACGCCAGACTCTACACTCTGGAAGGCGAACATGGATGAAACGCTTACCAAGGCGCGGCAATCCATTGAGGGGAACGAGAGACTGCGACCGGCTGCGAGGGATCAAATCCGAATCCGGCTGGATAAGTTCCAAGGGGATGCCAATGCTGATTTGATCCGGGATAGCGCAAAGCAGGACTTCCGCAGGGCCGGGAGTGTCTATGATGCCAGCATTCAGCGGGCAATGACGGCGCGGGATTATGAGGGCGCGGTGAAGCTGTCCAAGGAGGCCGAGGCGAAAGGCTACCGCTTCCCGCACGAAACCGCTGGCCTTGAGGATAATGTCAGCCGGTCCAAGGAAGCCGACCAAAAGGAAGCTGAGAAGCAAGAGCGGGAAATGCTCTATACTTCCAAGCTGACAGAGATTCAGGCTGATCCGGATAACGTGGATTTCTCTGATGTGAAAGACCCTGTTCTACGCGACCGGCTGGAAGTCCAGAAGCGGCAGCAAAAGGGCATGATGCGGGCTGATGCGGCTGACCTGATCGACAATGGAATTGCGACCGGGGATATTAAATCGGAGGCGGATATTGATGCGCTGAAGCTGAAAGGGCTTTCCCCTTCGGATGCTGCCAAGTGGAAAGAGGTTCTGAAGAAGACCACGAACGAGCGCGAGAAAGAGAAGATCCGGGCCAATGCTCCGGCTCTGGCTGCCGGGCTGGATGCTGAGATTCGCCAATACGATCCCGCTGCCGACCCGGACAAAAAAGAGTATTACCGGCTGATTGAAGCCAAAGCCCTTCTTCCTGTGGGATACCGCGAGGATTTGCACGCGCTACTCAAGCGGAAGAGGGAAGGAACGGACGTAAAGCCGGACGAGGTTATCAAGGACATGGGGGAAACGGTGATTTCCGAAATGCTGACTTCCGGCAATCTTGGGCCATACAAGCCACCTATTCCCACAGGAGACGCGGCAACGGATGCAGAAGCCGCAAAGCAATCCGTGGTTGCCCGTCAACAATCCAACTGGAAAGCCGCCAGCATCCGCAGGGCATGGGCCAAGGAACTGAAGGCAAACCCCAAGATGACCACGGCAGAGGCTCAATCTACCCTTTCGCGCATCATGGCCCGCCCGGTTGAGTTGCCAGCACTGGAGCCGCCAAGCCTATTCCCAACCGGCAATGACTCGCCCGCCCGATGGGATAGCATCCTTGGCCCTGCTGCCAATGCTCCCGAGAACGATCTCCCCTCCGGCAGCAAGCCGCAGAAACCTTTAGTTGATTACGAACGCCCGCCCCTTCCTGAATGATCCTTGATAAAACACCGCCTGGAATCCTGAAGGATGAAGACGCCGCATGGATGCAGGCGAATATCACGGCTGTCCCGCCAGAGCGTAAGGCGCAAGCCCTCGCCAAGCTGAACGAATATCAGAACTTCCGCCGTCAGCATCCCACGCCGGAAATGAATCAGCGGTATGCGCAGAATGAAGAGGTTGTTCTTGGGTTGTATGAAGCGCCGGAAAAGGCTGACTTCGGGCCGCTCTTTCCGTCTCTGCCTGATACCGAGAAGAATTCCCTACAGCAGCGGGTCGCAAATGAGTATTTCCTTGGGCATGTCACCGGCAAGGGGCGGGATGCTTATTCGGATACCATGGCTTACTCTGCGGAGCGGGGCAGGGTATCGGCTGAAATGTTTGGAGGACGGGGCGTGGATTCAGATTCGGGCTTTGCGACTGAGGCCAGGAACTACCTGACCAAACAGAGGGATTTGCGGGTGCAGACTCAAGCCTTTGCCGAGGCTGGGCTTGCGGCTGCTTTGAAGATGACACCGGGCGACCCGCTGGCGGACCTTGAGAAGATCAAGGAAACGGCATCGAAAACCGACACCTTCACGCCACAGGAGGCGGAGCAATTCGTTCAATCGTACCGCATTTCCCGGCAGAATATGGAAGCGGTCGCCGGTCCATTCCGCCCGCTGGCCAAGACGGTGCGCCAACTGATCGAGAGCAAGGTTGCAAAAACGGGCGTTGATGAGTCAGGCGAGATGAGCACGGCGGACGAGGATTTCAATTCCGCCCTGGATATGATGCAGAGCGTACCGGCTGACAAGTTGCCGCTGGTGCTGCGGATGATAAAGGCCGGAGAGGGCGAGAGTGATAAGGGCGTGGCTGAAAAGGCCGGGCAATCGTTCGCCCGTGGCGTGATGGGACAACTGCGGGGAATTGCCAGCAATGCCAGGCGCGAGGGGATTTTACGGGCTAAGGGGGTTCTGGAAGCCGACGCTGATTTTAAGGTATTCGGGAATCGGAGCCTTGAGGAGACATACAGCACCATGGCAATGCAGACTGTGGGCAATCCGCTGGGGGCAAGGGATTTGCGCAAAGCCACGCCGGAGGAAGTCGCCAAACTCAAGGAAATGGCGGAAAAGGATCTTCAACGCAATATCATGGCCGGACGGCTGGTGAACATCGAGGAACAGGCGGTTGATCCTATCGCGGGCAGCAACATGGCATCGAGGACGCTTTACGGCGCGGCCAATAGCGTGGGCGCAATGCTTCCGGCCTTTGTTCCCTATGCCGGGCTTGTCATCCAGCAGGGCGCTTTTGCCGATCAGGAGTTTAACCGGCAGATTGAGAACGGAGCGGACCCGAAAACGGCGCACACCGTAGCCCAAATCACAGGCACGGTTCAGGCGGGGCTTGATCGCGTTCAGGCAATCTTCGCCCTGAAAATGCCGGGCGTGGGCATTGGTGCTGCGCGGCCTATTGCGGGAAATCTGGCCGCACAAATCACAGCCGGAGTTGCCGGGACACAAGCGGCTGAATACGCCGTAGAGTCAGCACAGGATGCGGTTCCGATCTTTACGGCATCGCTTGCCGGTCCATTGGGGCTGAATCTGCCGCAACAGAGCCAATTCACCGAGGAACTGAAACGCTGGAAAGTGTGGAATCCGGAAATGTTCATGACGCTCCTTCCGCTTTCCCTGTTTGGGGGTGGATTCCAAGGAGTCAAGAATACCGCAGAGGCACAGCAACAGCTCTCCGCCATGATGGCTGACCCTGTGGCACTGCAAGCCGTAGGGATAGCGCCAACGCAGGCGGAGAGTATCGCGGCACTACCAGAGGCAAAGCGCCCTGAAGCCTACAAGGCAGCCTATTCTGAGCGAAATCCAGCCACGCCAGCAGCCGCCACGGCACAGCAGGTAGTATCGGAGCGCGTCACGGCTCAAATCCAGCAGGGACAGCAGGAGATTCAGACCCTACAGGAAAGCGGCATTGCCATCGAGCGCACCGCAGAGGGCTGGAATGTGACGGATACCGAGACGGGCAGCATGGTTGCGCATGACTCCGCTGAGAGCGCCATGCAAACGGCGCGGCAAGTGATGACTGAGAGGGGACTGGTTAAGGAGGAAACCTTTTTGGATGCCTTGGGAGAATTTGCGGGAGTGATGCAGCCGGGCCGGACGATGGAGGTTTCCAGCCGCTCCGGTACGCTCTTGAAGGAAATCGAGGATGCCGCTTCCGACAAAAAGGAACTGACGGTAAAAGCTATTTGGGACCGGGCGGATGACTATCGCGCCAGCATCGGGCAGGATGCGTTGACCCGGGACATGGAGAATCCTGATTCCCGGAACGCACTGGAAGGAATGTATGTCCTTGGGCGGTCCACTACGGAGGTTCAGAATAACGCGGCCCGCTCTATTTCGTTAATCCTTCAAGGAGGCGGCACGCTGGATCTGGTCGAGGAACAGGCAGAGAATGACTTGCGCGAGGCGGTCCACAATAAGCGCGTTTCCATGTCAGCCATGCGCGGGATGATTAAGCGCGTGGAGACGGCGACCGGTGACAAGTATCTCAACACCGATTCAGAAACCGGCGTTATTGAAGCCTGGTCGAGTCTGGTCCGGCTGTATGCGACCGGGACAAAGAACGGCAATAAGATCACGGCTGGGGCACGCAAAGAGACGGCGGCAGAAGTCAGGTCAGAGCGTCGGCGGCTGCGTCAGGCGGAAGGGCAGGGCATCGCTCCGGCTGCGTTTGTGAAGATGCGGGAGTATTACGATCAACTCCGGGCCATGCTGGGGCAGGTTGCGCGGCTGATGAAGGCGCAGAAAGAGGGCAAAATCACTGATCTGGAAAGCATGATCCGGGAGAGCGTTGGACTGAAAGAGCAGGACCGGCACGAAGAAGCGGTTGTAAAGGAGATTGCCAAGGAGGTTCCGGGAAGTATCGCTACTACCGATAGTTCGTTCTCCATCACAACCGCCGACCGCCTGGAGCGCCTGTCTGATTCCCTCCGCGATTACGCACGCGACCCGGAAAGCCGGTTTAAAATGTATGACAAGGCCCGCGAGCGCCTGGCAGGTATGGCGCGTTCTGTCCGCTATAATGACAACGCCTTTGCCGATACGGAAGCAGGAACCGCCCGGCGCGATATGCTCCGGTTTATGCAGGCGCTGGATTCGATTCTGACTCCCTTCCCGCCTGAAGTGAGGGTGAAGGTCGGGGGATTCATCAAACTCGCCAGCCTGACCAGTAACCGGCAGATGGAGACGTTTATCAGGAAACGGGTCGTCAAGCTGGATAAGGTTCTGGAGGCTTTCTTACGGAAGGAATACACGGAGGGAATCCAGTCCATCTTTGCCAAGTCCCAGCCAAAGGCAGAAGCCGGGCAAAAGGACATAGGGAAAATCGGAGTGCTCGGGCACGCCTGGTTTGATATTGCTCGGGCTGCGTCTGAAATGACGGCACAGGAAGCGGCTGACCGGATCGCGGCTATTGAGAAGGCGCTTGAGCGGGATTTGACTCCGGGTGAAATGACTGACCTTGTGCGGCTTTGGGGTGCTGATGCCGTGGTTGATGAGGAAACCGCCAAGGATATGCTTCAGGAGGAGATTACTATCCTTGAGGCATTCGGGGGCATGGAATCCATGGATGCCGCTGCGCTCCATAATGCCTACACCGAAGCGGAAAAGGCTTACATCACAAACCGGCATGAATGGCTGGCAACGCTTACCGCCCGCAAGGAGCGCAGGGCCGCAACCCGTGAAGCCAATACCCTGGAGGCTGGCGGCGGCTATAATGCGGCCACTCATAACCGGACCAATAAGGACAGCGCCGGGCCAAACGACTCTGTTGTAGAGCAGGCGAGGATAGCCGCCAAGATGACAGCGGAGACGGTAGAGGGGTTCATGGACACCCATTTCAACGCAGAGCAGCAGGCGGGGAATATCTTTGGATTTGCCTCAGAATCCCGCAAAGCGATTCAGAAAGCCATCTACAAGGCGCAGAGCGCAGAGACAGACGGTATTACCGCTAAAAATCAGCGGATGGCTGACAAGCTGCGGGAAATCTTCAAGGGCGGGCATGTAAAGCGGGCAGCCGCATTAAAGGCGCTACAGCAGCGGGGAGAAACAGGGATCGAGGGGAATGCAGCATTCCTATCCCAAATGCAGGGCGTTCATCTTACCATGCTGGCGCGGGATGAGGAATCCGCCGCATGGCTGGAATCCCATGGATGGGATACGGGCACCCTGGAGGAGATAGAGAAGTGGTTGACCCCTGAAGCGAAGGCACTGCGGGACTTTCTTGCAGAAGAGTACGACCAACAGTATGACCGCATCAACGCCGTCTATTCCCGGATGAAGGGAACCAACCTGCCGCGCGTCCAGTTCTACGCCCCCCGGTTGGTGGAGCATGGAGGCACGCAGGCTGATATGACCCTAGACGGGCAGAACATCGCCGGAATGAGCACAGGCTTTACCCGTCGCCGCTTCACGAAACCACAAGGCCCGCCCAAGCTGGCAGACGCCCTTTCCGCTTTCCTGGCAAATGCCCGCGTTGTGGAGCATTACATTGCATGGGCGGAAACGATGGCGGAATTCAAGGCGACAGTTCTTTCCCGTGATGTGCGGCTTGCTGCCGAAACTCACAAGGGAATTAAGAAATACGGGAAGCTTGCCCGTGAATTGAAGATTCTTGAAGAGGGCGGAATCAAACAGGCCATTCTACAGAACGAGGTCGGGAAGCTGTTGGACCGGTGGCTTGATGCCAACAGCAAGACGGCGCTTCTTGGAAAGCTGACCCTGCTATTTAAACAGATTCCCGCCATGGTTGGATCTATGGCCAAAATCGGGCCGGTGGAGTTTATGAAGTCAGCCGCGCGGGTTATGACAGGGCAGGGCGCGATTGACCTGGGGGATATGTGGGATAGCCCGGTTATTCAGCGCAGGCTTCAAGCTGATTCCGAATGGGCGAGGTACGCAGCACAGGGGGCAAAGGCAAAGTCTGGTGTCATCAGCTACATTATGGAAAGGAATTGGGATGCCATTGGGTACGCCGACGCGGCTTTTACCACATTCAGCGCCTCGGTTGCCTATGATGCCGCATACCGTGAAGCCAAGGAGTCCGGAGCCACAGAGGAGGAATCCAAAGAGCAGGCCATGGAAAGAGCGGGAATCGTGGTGGATCAGACCGCCCAGCCCATGAATCAATCCGCAAAGTCCCTGATGGAGCTGGAAGCGGGGATTCTGGCGCGTATCCTGTTCGCCTTTCAAGGGCCAAGCCGGCCGCTGTGGAGCGCCACTTATGAGGCGGTAAAGGGAGGGAACGTGAAAAACATCGCGGGCACCTATGCCGCCGTTGGTATCCTGACCCCCGTTCTGGTGCAGACTATCGGCAATCTCATCAAAGCCGCCCTGACGGATGATGAATTGGAGGACGTTTTCACATGGAAGGGCTACAAGGCGGCAATGCTGGCGGCTCCTGCCCAGGGTATGATTTTCTTCGGGACACTGGCAGAGCAGTTGTCCGGAGAGTTTGGAGGAGCGCCGCGCGTGGCAACCCTGCCCGTTGGGGATGCTCTTGCCAAGCTGATGAAGAATTACCGGAAGGCGAAAGACCCGGAAAAGGATCTGGAGGAAAAAGACATTCTCTCAATGATTCAAGCTGCGGGAATGGTACTCGGGGGCCGGGCGGCTGATGTGAATCCGTTCATCAATACCTACAAGCAAGGGCAGCAGTTTATAGATAACCTGGAAACTACCCAAAAAGAAGAGGCGACACTCAAAAAGCAGAGGAAGAAGCGGGACGAAAAGAAGTAGGTTCCGGTTCCCTGTGCCAGTCCCCATTCCAGAAATAAGGGTACAAGGCGGGCTTATAAATTTTCCTCAACAAAAGCGCATGATGCAGACCCCTGACAATATCGCCCTCAGTAGCCCACGGGTGCCGGAACCTGAAAACGATCAGGGCAAATACAAGGTACACCACGGCGCATTTTGCGACTGATTTCCAGTTCATTCGGTCAATTACCATAATGACCCCCGTAGAGAAAGCCAAATCCATCCGCCCCGAAACCTTCCGGGATGAACTGGAGGCGCATCTTCTTGGCGGATTTGTGCTCTCCACGCCAACCGCCTTTGTGATGGGCCGCCCTATCGCCCGTGTCGCTCCGCACGCGCTACAGGCTGACCCGTGGTTTCAATTCCCGTCAGAGTCCTGTGATTGCTGGCTTGTGTGGCTGGCATCGGGGGATCTGGCGTCAATCTGGCGGCTGGTTCCCTATCCGCTGCCGTGGCTGGCGTGGGCTAGGAGGGATGGAGCATTGAAATTTAAAAATTTCTCCGGGATCGAGTCAGCACTTGCGGAAATTAAGAAACGCGGATAATCTGCCCGCACACGCACCCGGCAACGGGAGGGTTTCAGCCCCTTAAAGACGCTCATGCAAAAGGAAACGCTTTATCCTCGCCCCTGTTCGCTGTGCCTTTTGCAAGGTGGAGGCGGGAAAGCGTCAGCTCCTAAACCTTCTGCGAGTCAGAAGAAAATGGAGTCCATGCAGATGAAGCTGATGCAGGCCCAGCTTAAACAGAGCAAGGAGCCCATGCACATGCCGGAGATTGCGGTTCCGCCTCCGCAAGCCCCACCCCCTCCGCCTCCTGCACAAACCGGCAGCGACGTTATCAACGCGGAACAGGAAGCGCGTCGCCAGGCATCCCGCCGCAAAGGCATTCAATCAACCTTGCTGGCTGCCCCGGTTCCGACCGGCGCACTTGGCGGGCAAACCTCCCTCCTTGGCTGATGGAAGAACTCATGTCCACAGAGGAGGCGAAGAAGCTGCTTGAGAAATACCAGGCACTGAAAGCTTTCCGCGCGCCGTGGGAAACACTGTGGAAAGACATTGCGGATTATGTCGCCCCGCGCCGGTCGCCTGGCATCAACTCCACAGTTTCAAGCCCCGGCACGGATGCGGAATCCCGGCTGTTTGATATTACCGCAGGGCAGGCGTGTATGACTCTGGCGAATGGCTGTCTTGCCTGGATGAGTCCGCAAGAGACGCCCTGGTTTTCGTTTACCCCTGACGATTCTATTGAGGATATTGAATCCGCAAAATGGCTAAATCGTTGCACCACAACGACCCGCGAGGCGCTTGGCCGGTCAAATTTCTATACGGCTATCCATGAATTCTATCTGGACCGGTCCGCATTCGGGACTGGTTGCCTGTATTTCGAGCCGGGCCGCAAAAAGAAGATCAACGCCCAATGCTGGCCGATTGGTTCCTATGTCATTGATGAGAACGACGAGGGCGACGTTGACACCGTTATCCGGGAATTAATCCTGACACCCCGGACCGCCGCGCAGAAGTTTGGCAGGGAGAATCTTTCAGGCCCTATGCAAAAGCGGCTGGATGACGGCGGGGCCAAGGCAATGGAACAGACCACGTTCCTGCACTTCATCTATCCACGGGAGGAGCGGAACAAGGAAAGTATTGCGCCGGGCGAGATGCCAATTGCCTGCGTTTACATGGAAAAGGATACTTCCCATGTGGTCAGGGTTTCCGGCTACGAGGAAATGCCCGTAATGGTTTCCCGCTATCTGGAGTGGGGATCGAACATGGGGACGCGGTACGGGTGGAGTCCATCCTTCGCTGCTCTTCCTGAAGCCCGTCAGGTGAATTTCCTGCAAAAGATGATGGATGCCCTTGCGGAGAAGATGGCCTTCCCGCCTGTCCTGGCTCCTGATGAACTGGAGGGCGAGATTGATCCGAACGCGGCGGGCGTGACTTACTTCTCCAGCGAAGTTGCACAACGGCTGCCTAAGGAATGGATGACCGCAGGCCGGTACGACATCGGCAAGGATCGGGTACTGGAGCGCCAGAACGCAATCAAGGCAGCTTTTCATACCGACCTGTTCCAGATGTTCGCGCAACTGGATAAGCAGATGACCGCGCGGGAAGTGGCGGAGCGGTCCAGTGAGAAGCTGATTCAATTCTCCCCAACCTTTGCCCGGCTGACCACGGAACTTTTCAACCCTCTCCTGGAAAGAATCTTTGGGATGGGGCTGCGCGGCGGATGGTATCCGGACCCGCCAGAGAACATGGTTCAGGATCTTGGAAACGGGAGCGGCTTCATTGCCTCCCCTCAAGTCCTTTACTCTTCCCGCATCGCGTTGGCCTTGCGCTCCCTGCCTGTGCTGGCCCTGCACCGCATGATTGAACTGACGGGCGGGATGGCTGAACTGCAAGTAACCGGAGCGCCAGTCTGCGACAATTTCAATTTTGATGAAGCCTGGCAGATGGCCGCGCTGAATGAAGCCCTGCCGCCCAAGGTGGCCCGCTCTGTGACTGAGGTTGAGAAGATCCGCGAGGAACGCGCAGCCGCACAGCAGGAGGCAGCAGAGCAGGCGCAAGCCATGATGCTGGCAGAAGGAGCCGCCAAGCTGGGAGGTGTCCCAAATGATTCCCCTGTAGGCCAGGTGATTGGCCAACAACTGCAAGCCGCATGATTAAGCACACTCCAGAGTTTACCCCTGCCGCTAAACCGGCATCGGATGACCGTATGCTGGCGGCTGCCTACTCTGCGGCATTCGGCACGGAATACGGACGGATCGTGCTGGCTGATCTCAATGTCAAATTCGGACCGGATCGCCCCCGCTTCAAGGGGCACAGCGATTCGATCCAAGCCGCCCGCATCGACGGCGAAGCAAACGTGATGCTGGAAATACGCGAGGCCATCAAGGCAGGCGTGCCCAGCACCGGAATTCCTACACCATGAACCACAAACACCACAGTATAACCATCGAGCAGCCCGCACCAGGCCGTTACGTCATCACGGGGTTTCCCGCCGCTTCCGTCTATATTGAAGACGTGGGCACCCTCGCGCCTCCGCCTAATATTGATCTCCCCATGTCGGATGATCTGGCGGAGGCGATTCTGGCAATTATCAACAATTGGAAGCCGGTTCCTGTTGTCGCTATGAAGCCAGAGATTGCAGCCTCACTAACCGAGGCTGATCCAGGGGAATGGCCACCCGAGCTCATCCCCGCACGCCGTGGCCGTAAACCGAAAGGAGGGCAGGAATAATGGACGCCCAAGCTGATCCCGGAACAGTCGTACAAGACGGCAATCTGTTGGCCGGAGCAACCGCCCCGCCGCCAGAAGCTGCACCATGGTTTAACGCCCTGGGCGATGACTTCCGCCAGAATCCCAGCCTCTCAGCCTTCACCGGCTTTGAAGCCAAGGACATGATTCCGGTTCCCAAGGAAATGTTGGGAGCGATGGGCAAGGCATACGTTGAAACCAAGTCCTTTGTTGGGAAGAAGTTTCAAGCCCCGTCCGAAACCAGTACGCCGGAGGAAGTCGCCCAATGGCGGAAGACGGTTGGCGCTCCGGATGCCCCGGAAGGCTACGGCGAACTGCGGCCCTCTGACTTCCCGGAAGATCAATGGGACAAGGAAACCGCGGCCCAACTGGCGCAGATTGCCCACAAACACCACCTTCCCGCTGCTGCCGTAAAGGACATTATCGGACTTCATGCCGCACAGGTGAAAACCGGGCTGGAGAAATACCAGCAGGGAGAAGCCGCCGCGAAAGAAGCCGGGCTGACCAGGCTGAAACAGGAATGGGGAGCGGAGTTTGATGCACAGGCGCATGCCGCTAAAACTTTCGCTAAATCCATCGGGCTTGATCCGGATGTGACGATGGAGTTTGCCAGCCCTGGTTTTGTTCTGGCGATGGCACGCGGGGCAAAGCTCATCATGGGGGACAAGGCCGTTCAAGGCGCTCCTGTCAGCATCAATGGCGGCATCGAGAGCCGCATTCAGGATCTTATCCGGTCGCCTGAATACCTCGGGGAACGCGGCGGGCAGGCCCAAACCAGAGCGCAGGAACAACTCCACGCCCTCTACAACGCGAAAGGTTCCTAGTCATGGCCGTTACCACTTCAACAACCCTGGTCCAGTACGTTGGCAATGAGTCCAGCGTAACGCCTTACCCTGTTACGTTCCGGGTCGATTCCGCCAGTCATCTTCGGGTTGGCACCCGTGCGTATCTGGAGGCGGTGGAAGAATTCACCCTGCTGGATACCTCCGCCTATCAGGTCAATCTGGATGAGGAAACCGGAACGGCGGAAGTCATCACGGACGACGAAATCAGCGCGGATCTTTATGTCGGGATCTGGCGGGAAGTGCCATACACCCAAGACCGGGAATACCCCGTTTCCGGTCCGTTCCCGTCGCAGTCGCATGAGATGGCTTTAGACAAGCTGACGATGTTGGTTCAGCAACTCAAGGCGGAACTGGATCGCGCTTTGGTGATGCGGACATACACCACGCAGACAGGCGATAATCTGATTCCTCCCGCGTCTTATGGGCTGGTTGGCTTCGATTCCGGCAAGGTCGGGACCATCTTTGATTTCACCACGTTGGAACAGATTATTTCCCCGTGGAAAACCACGGTTCAAGTCTTCGATGTAAACCCAACTACCGATGACATTCCGGACGGGTTTGCCTCCATTTGGGTGAACACCGCGCAGCCGATAAACCAGCGGGTAAAGCTTTGGGCCAACGTGGGGGGGAACTTCTTCAACATGATCCTGGGGGATGCGGGAGCATAACGCCATGAAAACCATTCTGCTCTCTACTCTCTGCGCTTTAGGGACAACGTCCTGCGAGGTTCTGCCGACTGTGGTCAAGAAGGCGGATGGCAGTTCCGTTGTTACGGGAGGGGGGTCTATCTTCACCAAGAGCGATTCCAAGTGGGTCCGGGTTAAAGATCCATCCGGGCTTTCCATCGAGTACGCCAGCAAGAAGCACGACGAAACGGTTGTGCCAGTAAAGGGCATTGGGAGCATGACTACAATAGGAGTCGCAAAGGAAATTAACGATGGACTCAAGACCACAGAGGCAACCAAAACCACACTTGGGGCGCAGTCTGTTTCCACGAACGCCACCAACAAGGCAGCCGCTTCCGCCGACCTGAAAACTCTTAACCCCGTTGAGGAGGCAATCCCCGCCGTAATCCCTACTCCACAACCCTGAAGCCATGCACGCACTGCTCGCCGCTTTTTCTGCTGATGATACCACCATCAAGGGGGCTATTTACGCCCTCTGTGCGGCGGTCCTGCATCTGTACCGGAACGATAGGCAATGCCAGAAGAACGCAGCGGATACAAGTAAGCGGCTTGGCGTTCTGGAAGAAAAATACTCGAACGAGCAGGAGGAGCACAAGGAATTGAAAAAGCGGCTGAATGACTGCCCTGCCGAAAACTGCCCTCTCCACTTTGCCAACTCTGGCACCTTCTCGAATCCGCCAACCTTCTGCATCCGCAGCCTTCCCCAACACCCCGAAACGCCATGAAAGACACCAAAGAAACCAAGGAATTTCTGGCCTTTCTGGCAGACATTATCAACGCCTACGACAAGGCGAAGAGTGATGATGGGAAAGTATCCTGGCCGGAAGCGGTCGGCATGATTACCATGAACGTGCCGGGGCTGCTGAATGCACTCCGGGGAGCGGGCGAGATTCCAGCAGAAGCGCGGGATTTCACGCGGGAGGAATTCAATGAACTCCGGGACTTCTTCCTGACGCGGATTGGCTGGACCCCTGACGACAACACGCGGGACCTGGCGGACGCCTATTTCCGCCTCATTACGGACACTTACCTGAACGCGCTCCGAATCATCAACACCAAACGCCCGCCACGGGCCGAACTCGCATGACTAAAGGTACCGTCATTCTTTTCTTTGCCGTTATCCTCGCCGTCTGTGCCTGCAAGGCTCCGACTGAGGCGGAACAGGCGCGGGAGAATCTGGCCAAGCAAAAGGCCCGTGTGAATGAGGAGCTGGAAACCATGGAGAAGTGGGCGGCATGGATCGCAGAGAAGGAAAAGGCTGACCGCATCGAGAGAGAAGACGCCCGCATTGCTGCTGAATTTTTCAGAAACAACCCATGAAAGCCCTACTTGCCATCCTCCTTCGTTGGTTTGCCTCCGTTAAATGGGGCGACTTCCTCCGCGTTGTCGGCGCTGCCGTGAAGGCGGGCGAACTCTACCCGAAATCCACCGTCTCATCCAAAGAGAATGATGCGGCGGTAAACCGGAACCGCGTCGCGCATGTCCTGAATTTCATAGCTCAATCCATTCCGGAACTGACCGGGTGGAAATCAAACCTTGTTCTGGAGTTGGCTGTTGGCTGGCTCAACCGCACAAAGAAATGAGCACACTTCCCGTCCGTCAAAAGCTGATCGACATTGCCCGGCGCGAAGTCGGCACGCTTGAACGTGGACGGAACACGGGGCCAAGGGTGCGCCAGTATCAGGCGGCAACGAACCTTGCAGGGACCGGCTGGCCATGGTGCGCGGCCTTTGTGGATTGGTGCATTCTCCAATGGGGTAAAGACCCGGAAGTGTTGAAAGCCCTTGGGAAGACTGCGGCACAGTTTGAAGCATGGAGGCCAAAGACAGCAGCCGCGTTTGGGCTGGAGGATTGGGGGGATAAGAAAGGGCTGACCGTCCTTGATGCCGATGACCGCCCCGCGCTCCGCACTGGCGATATAATCACCTTCGATATGTCCCACGTTGGGCTTGTGGCTGATGACACCGGAAACACCATCTTCACCATCGAGGGCAACACGGGCGCAACCGGGGGCAGGGATGGTGATGGCGTCTGGAGCAAGACCCGCACTTTCAAAGAAGCCCGGCGCTTCATCAGGATCATTCAACCCTAATTAACTAATCTCATGGCTCTTCTTCAAGTTGGCGACGACGGCGGTCTTTGGACTAAGATCAATCCCCTAAAGGGATATTCCAAACTGATCCTGCAATTCCGTGGCGAGGAAGACGGATTCACGGCAAACAGCATGATTGTCAGGGGTCCGGAGGAATTCAGCAGTGTGGTTACTTTCAGCCTTCAAGGCATCATCCTGGAGGAAGGGGATTCCATTGTTCTCCCGGCATCTGGACCGTGGGAAGTCCGCCCGGTTGGTGATGTTACTACCGCGCTCCGTTACGTCTTCGCTCCATGAAACCAAATCTGCCAAATATCCCGCTGTTGGATGCCTTCCAGGTTGGGAGGATCAAGCGGCGGGCAACAACCACAACCGGTAACGCGGGCGATGCCATTCTCCGCGCCGATGGCACCAGCGCCATTAAACGCCCTGACGGAACCTCAGATATTGTCCGCCCCTAATATGAAAACCATCCGCTTTCTTTTCTGCCTTCTGGCGCTGACCGCTCCGGCGCGGGCTGTTACTCTCACGGTCTCCGCCGATGTGGACGACTTCCTTACTGCTGCCAATGATGCTTCAATGCGCTCAAAGATGGGCGTTGCCATTGGGACCAATGTTCAGGCTTACAGTTCAGTCTTGTCCACCTACGCGGGAATCAATCCAAGCGCGAACGTCCAAAGCATCCTTGGAGGGGCTAACTACGCCGCAATCAGGGCACTTCTGGATCTTGAAGCGGGAACGGATTTTCTTTCCATTGCCGCAACCGCAGCCGCCTATCAGCCCTTGGATTCCGACCTGACGGCGCTGGCCAGTCTAGGCGACCCGAACGCAGACCGCCTTTTGTTTTGGGATGATTCTGCGGGGGCTGTTGCCTACCTCACCTTGGGGACGGGGCTTTCAATTACTGGCACCACCATCAATGCTTCAGGCGGAGGCGGTTCCTTTGATGCCACATCCCTTGGAGATCTTACTTGGGGCAATGGGACCGCTGATGATTTTACATGGACCTTTCATATTACCGGGACTCCCCCGACCCTGACCTTTGCGGACGGTATTATCACGGTGGGCGGGGATTTTGCCATTACAGGGAGCCTCGCCGTGGATGCTGTCACGGCTACCACCGCAACCATTGGGACTTTTTCCTTCGAGGGTTCAACCGCTGATGCCAACGAAACCGCCCTGACTGTCACGGACCCGACCGCAGACCGGACAATCACCCTGCCGGATGCAACCGGCACGGTTGTCCTATCTGGACTAGAAACTGACGCTTTTGTCATTGCTATAAGTGATGAAACCACCGCACTAACCACCGGTACAGCAAAAGTCACGTTCCGCGCCCCCTACGCATTCACTATCACGGGGGTAAAGGGCAGCCTAACCACCGTCAGCAGCAGCGGAACACCCACTTGGGATATTAACGAGAGCGGAACCACGGTCCTAAGCACAAAGCTGACTATTGACGCCTCCGAAAAAACCAGCGCAACCGCCGCAACCGCAGCCGTGGTGTCTGACGCATCCATTGCCGCTGATGCGGAAATCACTATCGACATTGATACCGCAGGAACCG